TGCTAAAAATGTTCTGTTTAAAGGTACGCTAATTAGCCTATTTGTCCAGCTTGAAATATCTATCTCGGCAAATTGCTTCGGTGTAGTGTATTGATTTGGCTTATCTGCTTCATACGTTACAATGCTTATCTGTGGACTTTGAGCAAACACTACGCACCTATCGTATTCACCTTGATACTTCGGTGCAAAGCTACCATTAAACAACTCCGAGCCGTAAAGCATACCTTTTCGGTTAATGCCATCGTTTGCAGTTTGGTCGTTTGAGTATCTTAATCCATCAATATTGGCAAATGCATAAAACTCGTTTGATGTCAATGCCGTTACTCCGTTAATTGGGTCAGTCACTTCGACCTCATATTTGCCGTATAAGTCATCTAAATGCTCTATGGCAGTTGTACTATACCCCTGCGTAGTAAATACGTTTAGAATGGACTTAAGATAGTTAGAAGCGTCAAATGTGAATTTATTATTTACGTTTAATGCCCGGTACTTTGGCACGTTAGGAATAGATGCACCTGCTTGAGTCTTTAATTCGAATTCTAAATACGCAGGGTCGTTAGTAGCTTCAGTCGCTACGAACTTGACTGGTAAATAAGCAGAATATAAGCCGTCTGTCGTTGGTTGTTCTGTTAATAGTATCGCCATAATTATAGTGCTGCTAATAAAACAATAATCTCATCGCATAGCGTATCCATACTCGTAATTAAAGATGCTTGAGTGCTTTGTAATGCGGTTATCTTTTCATCTCGTACATCAATAAACTCTGCGCCATCCGTTGTGAATGTTTCTTCATTTATAGTGATAGTTCCACTCGTCTGTCCAGTTATTGCAGTTTCTTGAGCCACCGCAGCCTCGTAGTTTGCTGCATCAACTTCAAGTTCTGCTATCTTTGCCTTAATACTTGCTATGCTCATTTTATCTTAATTTTAAAAAGTTTGTAACGTAGTTTTCCGCTTGTCTTGTTATCTCTGCTTGATTCTTTTTTAACACCTTTGGAATAATGTCTAAATTCTCTTTAGGTGTGCTACTTCCTTTAGCGTATATTTTTCTCTGTATTGCCGTTATAGGCGGAAATGTACCTCCATATCTTTGACTTTTAGCATTTACCCAGCTTCTCAAATCTTCTATATCCACTAAAGTACCAGCAGGTACTCCGTTGTTTATCTCATCCCAATAATCTACACCATAAATAAGTAAATGCCCATCCTTTATTTCTTCTCGAAGCGTTGCAACTGATTCGCCACTTGCTAAACGCTTGTTAAACTCCATTTCTTCTTCAATGGCTTTTTTTAAAAAGTCACCCAGTTGGCTCATACTTCAAAATCTTTTAGTCTGTTCAGCACTCTCTCCATCAAGTTATCATAACCTTCGTAGTTCAAATTGTTAACCTTAATGTCGGTTAAATGCACTCCAAATTTAGCGCCATCCGTTTGCAATGTGACATCAACGCTAATAGTGTTCTTGTTCACTTGTAAATGAATGCTATCTTTGTTTGCCGAAATAGTTGGATTGTCTATTTCTATTTTAAATTGTTCGAATTTATAAGTTGCCATATTTTTATTTTATGTTAGTGATGCGCCATTCCAAGTAAACTGGCGAATAAATATAGTGCTTCTTGTTGTTCCTTTAGTACCATTTGTTAAATTAGTTCTATATCTATCTTTATAAAATGCTTGATTAGTATTCATATGGTAAGTTGTTGATGTATGAAAACTATCATCGCCACTAAACCCTTGATAAAATGGATAATCCCCTAATCCGTGTGTCCCACCATAATCAAAAATACTTAACATTTCACGAGCATTTGTAATATACCAATCTCCAAACCCATCAGTTGTGTAAGGCTGCCCAGCCATCCAAGTTGCCCAATCTTGAGTGCCTAAACTTAAAGTGCTTTTACTGCTTAAAATAAAGCCTAAAACATCTGTGCCACCATCCCAAGTAGACCAGTCTATTACTATATTACTGGTAAATGTTTGACCACCTAATACATCAGTAAACCTATCAGTACTTCCGAATCCGTTATTGTAGGGCAATGTAGTATAATTCACTAATCTACCACGCTGCAAATCGCCATCATCGCCAGTAGCATAGCTTGTAGTTTGTCCAGTTTTTAACGGCATTAATCCTTTTGCAGAACACCCAGCAGATGTGTCAACTACTATCTTATTTCCCACTACGCTATCTGGAGTAATCGGTGCATCGCTTGTATCAACAAGTTCGATGTCTTGGTCTTTTACGCTTGGCTTGGTTAGAAATGCGCCACCATTTAAAGTAATATCTTCATCTGGTAGTTCTAAATCTCCACCACTTGCTACGTTAACATCGTATGAATCATCACTATTGCTTACTCTTGCATCTCCACCGCCCTGCGTTACTACTATTTCATATCCAGTAAAAGTAGCATCGTTGATTAAATCGCCGTCTTGATTCTTTAAGATAAGTTCTAAATCCATGTTACATGCTTGGGTGTATCTCAACACATCGTTAAAATACACTTGCACTTGACTTGGTGTAGGTGCTATCTGCTCTGGGTCTACGCAGAAATCACGCTTAATAGAAATATTAACCCGGAAATCAACAGTTAAAAACTCATTTATTCCTAACCTTTCAGCTATTGGAATTTCCTCTGTGCTTATTATCTCTAAATAATCGTCCCCACTCTCAAACGGCATGGCTTGTAACCAGTCGTAAAAATACGTTCTAAGCGCATTTTGTTGGGTAACTATGTAATCACGTTGGTATGTATCTGTTTCTACTCTTACGCTATCGGGAAACGTCGTTATCAAGTAAACATTTAGGCTCATCTCTGTGCCTACTTCGTCAAAGTTATTGGTTTCGCCACTATAACGCCACATAAGGCAAGGCATAGTTTGCTCTAACAATAAGTTGACGTCAAAAAGTGTTTCTATCTCTGTATAAGTAAGACCATTATCTATGGCTTTATCTCGTATTCTATTCCTTAACTCAAGCAAGTTCATATCTCGGTAAATTTAACTATTCTAAATTACAAATTTTTTAATTATTGAGCCGATGCACTCTTATATTCAATAAAAGCCATAACCTCGTCTAATCTTGTGTTCAGCACTTGGTCGAATCTGTTTAAATCCTTTCGCCAAAACTTCCACCACGCTACATCGTATGAAAAGACTCCAGCTTCTGCGACACTTGCGAATAGAGGATAGTAGCCCAGCTGACTAAGGTACTTGTTAGCCTTTCCATTTCCTCTACTACTGCCAAATGTCGCTGGGTGTCTATTTTGTAACTCCTCAACGAACTCAACAAAAAAAAAGCGCACGAGTAAAATAAATCCATTCTGCCGTACTTCTTTAAGAACTCAATACGCTGATTAATTTCTTCAAGGTCTTGATAGTACTCTCCGTTTCGCATATAAACCGCAGCAATAAGTAATCCTTTCTCTGCATCGTTATATTCCTCGTGCATAGCAAGTAAACTCATCACATCCATAAAGTCACCACAAGTACCTTGCTCAAATTTCGGTACACTAAACTTCTTGCCCTTTATATTAAAGTTGCGCTTTGGCTTTTCTTCACTTAACCAGCCAAACTGAATTAAAAACAAGTTGTTGATTTTATTATAATCTACACTCATTAACTCATCGAGGGTAATTCCTACACCTAACGCTGCGATAGTTCCGCACATAGACTCTATGCCCTTTGCTTGGCTTTCTTCAAGTTTACCCTCCTCAAATAGTCTATTAGCCTCTACTGCTAACTCTACATACTTGTAAGCGTTATTCCATTGCTCAAGAGTAACCTCGTGTCTGCCAGATGGTAGCTTAACTATTTTTTTCTCTTTGCCGTTTGCCGTTATTCTGTATTCGTTCATTTTCTATCTTTGCCAGTAGTTTATACAACTTATTTTCATCCCTTAAATTAGGGCAGTTATTTAGCTTTTCAATTAGTTCTAATATCTGCACCTCTAACTCAATCATAGGTACACTTTTGGTTTAGCCTTTCCGTAATTATACCAAACGAAATAACCCATCGCATCCGTACTGTGGTTGATGCTCTTGTCTGGCTCGTCGTTCTTATATCCTATCGTTTCTAAATGCTCTGTAAAGATAGGGCATTTATAGGTATTTATAAAAACCGTTTGATTTTCAAATACCTTGTTCATCGTGTTAATCCTATCTCTTACAAATGGATTGCTTGTTAGTGCCTTAATTCCAAAGTTGTACTTCTTAAGTATATTGATGTCTGTTTCTGCTGCGCTTGTTTTTCTATTCTTACCACTTGCATCCGGGTACACTATTACCCGGTTATTCGGAAAGTCTTGCTTTATCTTACTCGCTACTGCATCAGTGTTGTAGTAATTGATATATTCCGCTACCGCAGTTGCCACTCCATTGTCTATCACGTTTACAATAGCGCACATTTGATTAATGTTAAAGTCCATTCCAACGTGCAATATTTCGCCCTCTTGTGCTTCTCGGTCGGAATGGTTATTTACTCTGTCAAAAGCATAGTAAACATTCCCGCTTGTTATGTTTACAAACTCGCCATTCAAATAAGCCTCTAATTCCGTAGCTGAATAGATGCCTTTTAAGGTTTCAATGTACGCACTTGGCAGATATGGGTTATCTTTTGTTCTCGCTTTAACCAGCACTCTATTTTCATCCTTATTTTTAACGAAAAAGTCGTACATAAATCTAAACCCCTCGGGAGTGCTTACAAAGTCTAACGAGTTATGGTCTCCATTAGGTAGTTTCTTCCTATTCCTTGCTACTACGTTAACTAATACTTGGCGCATTTTGTCCTTTGGCGGTATGTCTGCCTCATCTATTAAGCTATACCCTACCTCATACCCAATTATGTATTCTGGACTATCAATAGAACGCATTATTATCTTACCATATTCGGTATTAAACTCCTTATCCGACTTATTAAGGTCGTAAGTGATGCCCATTATTTGCAGGTACTTCTCAAAGTTAGGGAATGCGATGTCTTTTATTAGGGAGTACGTAGGTAGATAATAAGCTACTGAGATATTCGGGTACTGCTTCTTTTTTTCAATAGTCTTAATCGTAGCTGCGATACTTTTACCACTACCGAAGCCAGCAACTAATCCAGTATGTACTGCATTGCTCTTTAAGAATTTAGCTTGATGTGGTAGTATCCGAATCATTAACGATAATATACTTAGTTGGCTCAACTACTTTTGTAGTTTGTTCCACATAAGACTGGTTAAGTTTTTGGTGTTCTTCTGGTGTTGCTATTAATCTGTATAAAGCCAATAACTCACTCGCTCTATTTGACTTCCATAGCTTTGCTCTAATGCTTGATTTTGTCTTTATCTTGTTATCTTCTAATAAATCTTTAAGGGTGTGTAATTCGTTACTTCCTACTGGAAAGAACTCGTAAAATGTTTTTTTGCAACAAGGTAAAAAAGCCACTATATCCTCAACAAAGAATAAATTGTTCTTTTTTATTGCTTCCTCTGCTTGTTCGTATATCTTGTCTTTGTCGTATGCCATTATTCAAATTCTTTTGTTTCTACTCCGTTTCGTTTTATAACTAAATTTGGTTCAAGTGCTT